GGTGTTCAGCGCCGCCACCAGCGAGCCCATGTCCGGCTGCATGGTGAGCTGCTTCTCGAAGTGCGTCACCGAGTAGCCGGCCATCCGGCCGAACCCAGACACGCTCATGCCGCCGAGCAGCTGGGAGCGGGCCTGCTTCTCCGCGTCGGTGAGCTTGCCGCCGCTCGCCATGCGCGGCATCTCGATCTTGCCGTCGTTGAGGAGCCGGAGGAACTTGTCGCCGTACTTGCGGACGGCCTCGGCCTTGATGACGAACTCGCCGTTCGACAGCCACGGGGCGAACACGTCATCCGACGTGCCGGTGCCCGGCCCCTGCACGAGCCCACCGCCCGCGTACCGGAATGCTTTGCCGGTGTACAGGCCGCCGGTCGCGCCGACGACGTCGTGCAGGCTGCGCTTCGTCGTCGTCACCACACTGTTGACGTAGGTGGTCTGGACCTTGTGGAACGTGTACGTGGTGGCCGACTTGCCGTTCAGGTTGTTCAATGCGTTGCGGACTGCGTCGATGCTCGACAGGGCGCCGCCGTTCTTCGTGAACACCTCGGTGCGCCCGTCGGGGAGTTGGCGGGTCTCCAGACCAACCGCCTTGAGCGCCTGGATCGCGGCGGCGTTCAGCGTCTCGACGACGATGCTCTTCGCGTCCGGCGTCCGCTGGAACTCCGTCTGCACCGCCTGCAGCCCGGAGATCGCCTCTTCCTTCTCCAGCTTCACCAGCGTCGCGATCTCGCCCGGCACCCCGAGCAGCGTGTTGACGTACTCCTCGGCCTTCTGCTTGTTCCCGCCGAACGCCTCCGTGGCGAGCTTGAGCATCGAGTCGCGCAGCTCGTCAGACTTCTTCGTCATCGACCCGAGCGACTCACCCGCCGCGAGCCCGGCCGCGATCATGTCGTCGTGGGCTTTGGCCGCTGCGGACATCGCGTCGCGGTTCGCGCGGCCCTTCTCGGTGTTGGCGTCGAGGGTCCGGCCGTTGTCCTTGAACGACTGGCTCAGCTTGTCGAGTGACTCCTCGAACCGGGTCTCCGCGTCGAAAGCGTTGCGGTTGGTTTCGTTCAGGGCGAGGATCGACGCGCGCAGCCCGTCCGCGGCGCGCTTCTGCGCGTCCAGTTTCGCGGACGTGTCCTGTGCCGCCTTACCGAAGATGCCCATGCTCTGGGCGGTCAGCTCCTGCTCGAACTTCGCGTCGGCGAGCGCGGACTTGTAGTCGTCGAGCTGGGCGCGGATCTGCTCCGAGGAGAACCCGTGCTCCTTCATCCGCTGGGTCAACAGGTCCAGCGCGTCGGCGGCGACGTTGGCCTGACCGTTCTTCACCAAGGAGGCGAGGGCCTTGTCCAAGCCGTCGATGTTCTCCTTGGCCTCCTTCACCGGAGTCGAATCCGTTCCGAAGAAAGACACGATCGACTGTTGGACCTGGTCCAAACCTTCAGGGTCGATCACCTTCTGCAGGCTGTCCGCGAACCCCGACAAATCCTTGCCGAACACCCGCGCCGCCTCGCCACTGATCTCGCCCGTCAGCGTCAGCCCACGCAGCGACTCCGTCATCCGGTCGACGTCCGCCGGCGCCTTCTTCCCCATCTCCGACAGCTGCGCCATCGCCACCACGAGCGCGCCGATACCCGACGTGAGCAGGGCGACCTTCGCGGAGCGGGACAGGGTGCCGAACGCTGCCGACAGCCCGGTCAAGCCGCCGCCTGCCGCCGCTGACGCCGCGCGCATCGCCGTCAGGCTCGCCCCGAATCCCTGCACCGCTCCGGCCAGCGCGGTCACCCCAGCCCCGGCCAGGCTCACCACCTTGAACGCCACCGCAAGCTGCATGACCGTGGCGACCACGTCGGGGGGCAGCGCCGCCACCAGCTTTGCTGCGGCGTTGACGAGGGTGAGCATGCCCGGCCCGGCCTCGGACGCGGCCTCGACGAGGGTGAGAACAGCGCGGCTGATGTTCGCCAGGGTCTCCTTGACGGCGGGCCCGTTCCGCTCCGCGTACTCCATGAACGTCTGGATGACGCCCGAGCCCTGCCCCTCCGACAGGGCGCGGGTGAAGTGGATGATGCCGTCCACGCCCTCCTTCAGCGACTCGTTCGCGAACTTCGCGAACCGGTCCGCGAGCGCGTCGAACCCCGGCGTGGCCATGGACCCGCCCGCAACGCTCACGAGCCGGTCGAGCTGGGTGGACGCACCCTGCACCATCGGCGTGAGCCGGGGCAGGGCCTGCCCCAGCAGCGCAAACGACTTCTCCAGCGGGCCCATGGTGAACCCGGCCAGCTCATCCGACCACTCGGCGAAGCCGTCCTTCAGCGTGGACAGGGCGACAGCAGCGCGGGCCGTAGCGTTCGGCATGCCCGCCAGCGTCTGCTGCCACGCCAACTGCGCCTGCGCCGCCTGCTTCGACCCGCGGCCGTGCTGCGCCACCGCGGTGTTGTACTTCTCCTGCGCTTTCGACGCCTCACCCAGCTTGCCGACTTGCCCGGCCAGCGCCGTACCGAACGCACCAAGCGCAACCGCCGCGCCCCCCACAGCGCCCGCAGTCTTCAGTGTCGCCACACCCAGCGACGCCATCGCCGGCACACCAGCCGTCGCGATCGGCAGCAGCGACCCGCGCAGCCTGCCCAACGACGTGGTAACGCCGTCGAGAGAACCGCTGATGAGACGGCCCTCAGCGACGAACCGCCCCCGCATGTCCCGCAGACGGCCCTCCGTGTCACGGAACGCGCGGACCGCGTCGCCGTTGTCCGCGCGGATCGTGATCGTCACGGCGTCGCCGGCCATGCGTCACCTCCTCCAGAGGGCTCATCGGGTGTGCCGAGCCGTTCGATGCTCAGCAGCCGCATGAGGTGCACGTCCTCCTGCAGCAGGGTCGTGAGGGTGTAGCCGGGGAACTGGCGCAGCAGACCGAGGATCTGCTGCGCGTAGATCAGCTCGCCTGGCTGGCGGACAGTGGTGCCATCGGAATGGGTGGCGCCGGGGAGGTCTCGCCAGAGCCGGAGGTCTCGGGCAAAGGGTCGTCGTCCGAGACCCCCATCAGCGACTGGATCCAGGCGTTATTCATGGCACGGACGATGCCCTGATCGACGACCTGCATCGCCTCCGGGGTAGGCGGCACGGGCTGCCCGTCCACGGTGAGGTTCCACGACTCCAGCGAGTCGAAGAACCGGCGGAGGGTTGCTGCGGTGTCCTCGCCCTCACCACCGTCCATGCCGGTGGCGCGCAGGTACTCGCCGATGCTCATGCCCCGCACCACCGCCTCAGCGCCGTGGTACTTGTGGCCTGGCTTGAACCGCACCGTGACGGTGGCCGGCTTCGCTTCGTATCCCATACGTCAGCTCCAGGTGGGCACGGTGCCGTCGGCCAGCGAGAACGGGGCCTGCCACGTGAACTCGCCCGACGCGGCGCGGGTGAGGGCGTAGTCGGTGACGATGCACTCGTTGCTGAGGGTCTGGCCGGAGATGCCGATGGCGATCGTCCGCTGCACCGACGACGAGCTGACCGTCTTGAGGACGGCGTGGGACAGGTTGCTGCCGTCGTTGAAGACGCCGTTCAGCGTGCCGGAGAAGTCGGCGAGGAGCAGCAGCCGCTCGATCGCACTCTTGTCGATGCCGGTGACGTCCTGCACGCCGCGCGGCATCGACCAGTCGAGGTTGGTGACGTCGTTGCGGATGTCCCGGGCGCTGCCGCCCGCGTCGTCCACCGTGAGCGTCGTCCAGCCGAGGCCCGATTCCTTTGCCATGATTCACACCCTTCTGAGCTAAATCCGGGCTAGCCCCGGCGGCGGTCCGTGTCGAACCGGTCGAACTCTTCCTGCATGTGCTCCACCCAGTCCCGCGCGTTGGCGTGCTGCCTGCGCCGGCCGGTGGGGTTCCCTCGGTAGTCGCCGTCCCGGACGAGGTACAGCTCCGGCCGCGTGCGGTGCTCGGCGAAACACCGCTGGCCGGACTCGAACCGGAACACCGTCAGCCCGGTCTCGGTGCGCATCTCCCGAAAGGTGCGCCCGGACCGATGCCGGATGTAGGCGGCCTGCTGGCGGCCCAACTCGGTGGACTCGTCGATGACGGAATCCCAGCCGTGCCGCCACGCCTCGCAGCCGACTTGCTCGCACACCGCCCGGATCATGCGGTCGGACGGGGAGCGGACGCTGAACGTCTGGTACGCCTGCACCGGCCCCTGCGCCGGGAGACGGTACGGCTCGCCCATCAGAACACCACCTTGGTCTCATTGCGGACCACGACGACCACGAACGACAACTCGTTGAACCCGCCCGTCGTCGAGGTGGTGACGCGCAGGAACTGCTCGACAGCAAGGTCACGGGCGGTTTCGATCCGCTCGACGAACGGCGCCGACGTCACCTCCGAGAATCCGCCGCCGGACACCGCAGCCCACGAGTCCTGGTCACCGTCGTCGCTGGACTCCTCCAGCGTGATCGTCACGTCCGTCCCGTCGAACGACAGCACCTGCAGGTAGGCCTGCAGCCCGAACGAGGAGGCGGCGCCTGCGTCGAGGGAGTCGCCCTCCGTGGCCTGGGTGTCCTGCCGCACACCAGGGGTGAGCAGCTCCCCCCACTCCAGACCGTAGGCGTTGGCCTGCGCGGCGACGCTGATGGTGAGGGATCCGTCCGCGGCCCGGCTGGGGTTGTAGTCGATCTGCTTGGCGACCACGCAC